TAAGTGTCTGCGTTGCAGTATTTTGTGTTAATTCAAAACCACCAGCAGTTGTGCCATCATGTACTCTAGCAGTATCAATAGTACTATCAATACTGATTTCACCTGCCGCACCTGTAAATGCATTGTTCTGGGCGGTTGTACCTCTTCTAAATTGTAACTGTGTTGGCATTTTTTAATCCTTTGCTATATTTATTATGTCAGTACGCCTAAATCAACTGAACTTGTGCTTCCTACTGGTTCCATTTGATCATATACTTCACCTAAAGAAACACCAAAAGCATCACTGCCTCCTGATTCAAAAGGTGTTTCCTGTGTATCTTGTGCTACGTTAAAACTTAAATCAAAATCACCATCACTACCTGGTGCAGTAGTAGTTGTACTTGCAGTAAATCCACTTGATCCGCCTCCTGACCCAGCGTTTGCATCTACATATGCTTTAGTCGCCGCATCTTGGTTTCCTACAGGATCAGCAACATTTTGTACTCTATTAGATCCTAAACTAATTGTTTGTGTACTTGCTACTGCTAGTCCATTTAGTGTACCAACACTGGTAACATTGCTCAATGTGTCTAGTGCAGTTTCAAAATAAGTTTCAAAATCTGTAAGTGCAACCTGTTTCATAGTACCTGCGTCATTTACAACAACTCTATCGGCATCAGCAAGTGTTGTACTAGTTGCACTAGTGTCACCGTCAATTATATTAAGTTCACTTGCAGTTGCAGTCACTCCGTCAAGTATGTTTAGTTCTGCGGCAGTGGCAGTTACCAATGTATTGTTTAATCTTAAACCTGCACTACTACCATCATGTGTTTCAATATCAAAGTCAGTACCGTTTAGAATTTTAAATTCTGTACTTGTCATACGAACATTTATATTTTGCGATCCGGCTTTTATGTGTGCTATTTCAATAATACCATCTTCTGTGCCATCACTAGCGTCACCAATCTTACCAGTAATTTTAGCAAACACAGTCTTTTGATCTGCATCATTGTCTGCACTGAACTTTATCTGACCAATATAGTTTGCATCTGCACCTGTAATATCTCTAAATAGTTCAAACTCTGGAGCCGCACTACTGCCTGCAGTAGTACTAGTGATTGTATTGTTCTGATTATTACGTACAAGATTTGATGTATCACTAAGGTCTGTACTTGCTATTGTAATATCGCCAGTACCATCAAAACTTTGACCAGCAATGTTTCTTGCAGTAGCAAGTGCAGTGGCAGTATCAGCATTACCAGTTACATCACCAGTAATGTTACCTGTTACGTTACCTTCAATGTTAGCCACTAGTGTACCAGTAGTGACAGTTAAGTCACCGGTGCTTGCACCTGTAGCAGTAGTGGTGCCAACTACAAATTTATCTGCACTTTCGTCCCATATAATAGCAGCATTATCACCGGTACTACCACGTTCCATAACAATACCTAGATCATTGGCATTGCTTGCCGCACCTGTGTTTAGTTCTATCAAACTGTCACTTACTACACTGTTTGTAGTACTAATAGTTGTAGTTGTGCCACTTACAGTCAAGTTACCTGTTACAGTAAGATCTTGTCCTATAGTAACATTATCCGGTAGACTGATAGTTACAGTATCGTCTGTAACTGCTGTTGTAATTTCGTTAGCAGTTCCACTAAATGTAAGAGTGCTTCCTGTGGTATATGCGTCTGTGCCACTATCTCCTGCTAGATTAATAGTAGAACTAATACTAGCAAAACTTAATGCACCACTGCCATCTGTTTGTAGTACTTGATTAGCACTACCATCACTAGTTGGAAACTTATATGCGTTGTTGAATGTGATAGCACCACTGTCATTACCATCAATCTTAAACTGTACTTTGCTTGGTGTGTTAGCGTCTGCTGATGTACCATCTGTAGTAACTGAAACAGCAAACTGTGTTCTATTAGCATTGTTAGTGTTGTCAAAAGCAAAAGTACCACCGACAATAAGAGCTGAACCATTCCAATATTCGTGGTTACTTCTATATAGATAATCACCTGATTGTACAGCACTCGGTGAGGCAATTGTGCCTCTGTATCTTCTTGTTCTTAAATCTGGAGCGTCAGCACTATCATTGTACTGCTCCATGCGAATCTGTGCTGTTTGAGCACCTTCGCCTGTCATATGTAGTGTTACTTCAGGCGAGGATTGGTTAATACCAATATAATTACTACCTGTATCAATGCTAAGTGTACTGTCACTTATAATACTGGTTCCATCAGAACCTACAATTAGCAGTTCATTTGCACTGCCTAGTGTAATACCTGTTACGCCATCTAGATAGTTTAGTTCAGCAGTAGTAGCAGTTAATGTAGTAGTGCCATCATTTAGTGAACCATATACAATAGCATTTGCTTGTAATCCAGCATAACTTGAAATTGTTACATTGCCACTTGTGCTACCATTTTCTGTGGTATTTACTAGTACAAACTGATCGGCACTTTCGTCCCAAATAATAGCAACGTTAGTATCGCTTCCTCGTTCTACTACAATACCTACATCTTTGTCTGCACTACCACTTTGTCCACTGTTTAATCTTATAAGAGGGTCTGAAATGTTAGTAACATCAAAATCTATTTGTGCAGCTTTTGGTCTAGTGAACGCCATTTAGAAATCCTTAATTAATACTGTATTTATCTATTATTAGTAGTCAAAAAAATAGCACCCGAAGGTGCTAATTTTAAATTTGTTTATTAAATTACATCATTAATGCTAGTACTTCAATAACGCCTTCTCCGCCTTCATTTGCTTCAATTGCCTTACCAATTACTGTACCCATTGCAGCTTCATTGTTAGCCATTGCCATACCATTTCCTGCACTTACCATTAAGTCACCTGCGTTTACAACACCTGTTACTTTACACGGTACACGCCCTGCTAGTGCTAGTGCAACACCTTCTTGGTCTGCGTTCATTAAGTGTGCTGGATCTGTTGAAACAATACCTGCTACTGTTCTACAGTTTTCAGTATCACAAGCTGCAAGTTTGCCTTCACCTGCAAAGTGTACCACTGTGCCTGGCTCAATTTCTGCATCTGCAGCATACATCTCAGCCAAGTCAGCGTATCTAGCAGCAGTTGATGTACCACTAAAAATACTTGTAGAAAGTGTGTTACTACTTGGATTATATGTTAATCCAGTATCACTGTTTGGACGCTGGTTTCCACTAGTACCACCAGTAAAAATTAAGTAATGAGTAGAGTTTGTACTATTATCTGCTGCAACATTAAAATTTGTTGCATTAGTAGCTGTACCACTTAGTGAAGCAGTTATAGTACCAGCACTGAAGTTACCTGAACCATCTCTAAACACTATAGTTGAACCAGTGTTTGCGTTTGTAGCATTTGATGTAACAGTAAATGTTCCACCTTCACTACTTACACTACCACTAATACCACTACCACTTGTAGCACCTGCTGCAACATAATTGCCAGTTGTATCAGTTCCAAGGGCAACACTATTAGCTGCAACTGTAGTAGAGATGCTTACGTTACCCAAATTGGTCATTGTAGCAGAACCAGTAACATCACCAGTTAAGGAAATAGTTGGATCGTTTACATTTAAGTCAATTGTTCCATCACCATCCTGATACGTAACAGAAATACCTGATTCAGTATTACTACTAAACATTGCACCAGTAACATCTTGAATATACTCTTCAATACCGTCAATATTTCCAACAACGTGATTGTGACTATCGTCTGCAACCGTAACGGTTAGTGATACGTTACCACTACCATCAACACTTGCACTACCTGAGGCATCACCTGCTAGACTTAGTGTACGAGCTGTTTCCCAAGCACTTGCTGTAGTTGCGTTTCCACTTAGAGCACCTTCAAATGTGTTTGCTACAACTGTACCACTACTAATTGTTAAGTCACCTGTACTTGCACCTGTAGCAGTTGTTGTACCAAAAACAAATTTGTCAGCACTTTCATCCCAACCCATAAATGCGTTGTCACCAGTTGAACCACGCTCTATTACTATACCACTGTCATTAGCATTTGAACCTGCACCATTGTTTAATTCAATCAAGTTATCACTTATAACTGTATTAGTTGTTGATAGTGTAGTTGTTGTACCATTTACAGTAAGATCACCACTTAGTGTTAAGTTTACACCAGTTGCAGTTCCAGTAAACGCTGGACCTGCTAAACGTGCAAGGTCAGCAGTATCACTTAAATCTGTACTTGCTATTGTTATATTAGCAGTACCGTCAAAACTGTTACCAGCAATTGTACGTGCAGTTTCAAGTGCAGTAGCTGTTGATGCATTTCCTGTTAGTGCACCAATAAACACATCACTACTTAATGATCCAGTACTTGGATTATAAGTTAAGTCTGCGTCATGATGTACAGCGGTAACTGCACCACTAGTAATATCACCAAAGTAAAGTTGTTCTTCTGCGTTTGTTGTTGTATCACTTGTAGTTGTAGCACCTGCTGCTGCCCAACTTAATGTACCACTTGCATCACTTACTAGTGCGTATCCACTTACTGCTGCATCTGCATTTGGAAGTGTCCAAGTTATATCACTTGCAACAGTTCCTGCACTTTGAAATGCAACAAAGTTACTAGCATCACTGTCATAAAATCTTATGTCACCTTGTGGTCCAAGTAAAACATCATCAATATGTGCCTCTGCCCAGCGATTAGTAGCACTACCTAAGTCTCTACTACCATCTGTATCTGGAATAATATCTGATCCTATTTCAGCACCTAATGTAATAGTGTCTGTGTTACCATCACCAAGTGTAATATCACCGTTCGCAGTAATATCACCAGTAGCAACAATGTTTCCTGTTACACTAAGTTGTGTACTGTTAAGAACCATTTTTTCACTACCGCCAATATCAAAACGTATTATGTCTTCATCAGCACTTTCCTCAACTAGTACCTGTGTATCACCATCTGAGTCAGTAAGTGCAGTAATAGTTGTAGTTGTAGTAAACTTACGTACTTCAATTAAATCACCACTTGCAGGAGCAGTTGTAAATGTTAATGTTGTACCACTTATACCATAAACAGTCGTTGGTTCTTGTACCACACCGTTTAACATAACAAGTACGCCAGCAACTGTATAACTGTCTGAGCCAGTTAATGAACTTAATGTAAATGCTACAGTACTGTTATCACCGTTAAATGTTTGTGATGTTGCTAGTGTAAAGTCTGAACTAATACCTGTCCAAGCTGTGTTACTATAATACTCAAGTGTATTACTAGTTGTATTATAACGGAACATACCAGTTACTGCAGTTGGACGTTGTGCAGTTGTACCACGTGCTAGTAATATTGCACCTGTGTCATTAACATCAAGTATTGCGTTAGCATTTGGAGCACCACCAATACCCACATTGTCCTGACTTGCATCAACTGTTAGTAGTGCAGTGTTTGTATCACCTTCTACTACAAAGTCGACGTTTGCGCCTGCTTCGTTAACACGTATTGCACTAGTAGCAGTACCGTCAATTGTTAATAGTCCTGTACCGTTTGTAATTGCAGTATCTGTACCATCATGGTTTATAGTGAAGTCATTGCCTGTACCAACTCTTAATGAGCCAGCATCTGCAATGTCTACGTTACTACTTGCAGTGATTGCACCTGTAACTGCTAGTGTGCTACCATCAAATGTTAAGTTACCACTGTCTTCTATTGCACCACTTGTGCCTGCTAGTACTACACGACCTGAGGTTAAATCACTTACAATAGCACTTGCTAGAGTTGCTTCACCAGTTGTTCCTAGTGTTGTTACACTTGCTGCTGCCGCAGTATTTGCACCTAATATACCATCAATATTTGTAGTTGTTATAGCGTTTGCAGTAAAGTCACCACTTCCGTCCAGTACTACTGCACGACTTGCAGTACCGTCACTTGCAAAGATGTTAGTGTCTGTTAGGTCAACACTCAAACTGTGATCAATTCCTTCGCCTGATGTTGCGCCAGAACTAGCAATACCATTACCGCCTGTAATAGTACCTACGTAGTCACCTGTTGTATCTGTGCCTAATGCAACACTATTAGCTGCAATAGTAGTTGTGATACTAATGTTACCTGATCCATCAAAACTTGCCGTACCTGTAACATCACCTGCTAGTGCAATATCTCTTGCTGTCTCAAGTGCTGTTGCAGTGCTTGCATTTCCTTCTAATGCTGCTACAAGTGTTCCACTAGTAATTGTTAAGTTACCAGTACTTGCGCCTGTTGCAGTTGTTGTACCAAGTGTAAACTTGTCTTCACTCTCGTCCCAAGCAAACACAGCATTGTCACCTGTGCTTCCACGTTCAAAAATAAGACCTAAGTCATTACTGTTAGATCCTGCACCGTTATTAAGTTCTATTAAACTGTCACTTACAACACTGTTTGTTGTTGATAGTGTAGTTGTTGTACCATTTACTGTTAAGTTACCAGTAATTGTTGCATCACCACCAATTGTCACATCATCTGGAAGTCCAATTTGTATTTGATTGTCTGTAACTGCTGTTGTAATTTCATTAGCGGTACCAGCAAAAGTTAGTGTGTCAGTACCAACTGTTACAGTATCGTTTGATCCAGTGTCAGCGGCAATAACTAATCCACTTGCTGAACTAACTTGTGTGTCAACATATGCTTTAGTTGCTGCATCCTGGTTTGCTGTTGGATCTGTAACATTAACAATTTTACTTGTATCAACGTCAATAGTACCTGAACCTTTTGGACTTAGTACTAGGTTAATGTTAGTGTCACTACCAGTTGTAGTAATAGCTGGATGTCCACTTGCTGCGGCGTTTGCTACTGTGATTTCATTTACTGCACTTGCAGTAGTTGTAAAAATCACAAGTTCATTGCCATTAGCATCAGCAATAAAGCCACCATCTACAATTTTTGGAGCAGTCAGTGTTTTGTTTGATAATGTTTCTGTACCAGCAAGTGTAGCAAAACTACCATCACTTAATGCACTATTGAATTCTGAAGTAGTACCTGTTAGTGTGCCTTCACTTAAATCTAATGTTAGTGTATTGCTTGCACTATCTATTGTTTTGTTTGTGAGTGTCTTTGTACTTGCTGATAGATATGTGTCTAGTGTATCAACACTGGTCTGTTTCATAGTTCCAGCATCATTAGTTACAAGACCATCACCACTGGCAAAAGCATCAGTACCTACACTTGTGTCACCATCCATGATGTTGAGTTCAGCAGCTGTTGCAGTTATACTTGAACCACCAATTTGTAGTGTGGTTGCATTTACTTCACCACTAGATCCGTAAATAACTGCTTTGCTGTTAACAATAGTTCCTGCACTTGATCCATCTATTAAGTTGATCTCTGCGGCAGTTGATGTAATATCATTTGAACCATCATTAAGTGTTGCATATGTAATTGTTCCTGCTTGAAAGTTTGCGTAACTGCTTATTGTTACGTTTCCTGCAGTATCTCCATCTTCTGAGCCAACGTTAGCAGCTACAAACTGGTCTGCACTTTCGTCCCATATTAGGGCATAGTTGTCATCGTCACCTCTGTTTATAAGTAGTCCTGAGTCAACACTTGCACTTCCTGTTGCTTCAGCACTTAATGCAATTATTGCATCTTCTACTCTTGTATTTGTTGTACTAACACTAGTGGTTGTGCCACTAACTGTCAGGTTACCTGTTACAGTAAAGTCACTTCCATATGATAAGTTGTTAGCAAGTTTTGCACCTGTAACAGCATTATTTGCTATCTTACCGGTAGTAACGTTTAAATCAGTTATCTGATTAGTTTTAATTCTTGTTAGGGCCATTTAGTTTTCTCCGTCCAAACGTAGTAATTACTAAACGTATTTATTGATTTCGTTAGATTTTTAAATATAGACATAAAAAAACTGTGGCAAAAAATAGGCTTTATAGAGCTTTATTTGCATATTTTGTAATGAAGTATAAAACTTTGAAAAAGTTTTGTAGTGGTATTTTACGAGGATTGACACCAACCTCGACGGAGATTAACCTAGATGGTTACAACTTTATTTAGCAAATTGTTTATAATTCTTCTATTGCTATTTGGTTGTTCGTTCCTGTAAAATTTACATATACAGTACCTGAACCATTGGTTGAATGTTGTAGTTTATAAGTTACACTAGTACTCGCTGATTGGCTTGGCGAATCAATGTAAGAAATTGTAAAATTGCCGTCTCCAGTTACAAAAGGTATTTCAATTATATCTGTATTGCTTGCACCAACTGTTCTAACCAATTTAATTTTGCCTGGATCACCGCTTCGTGTAACATTAACACTGACTCTTAGTTTGCTATTTGCTTCAGTTGTTGTAAGACTGGCAGTATACCCTGTAACGTCCACGAAAGACGAACTAGTTGTATTTCTTGAAGTAGTAGAGGTTACTATTTGTGGTGTCTTTTTTAATGCAAATGTACCTGTGCCACTTGGTATTGTATGTGTGTTTAGTGTACCTGTAACAGTTAAACCACTAGCATTTATAGAAAGTCTTTCAGAACCAGCAGTGTCAAAACGGATTACATCTTCATCTGCAGTTTCTTCAACTTGAATCTTTGTATCGTTGTCTGCATCCTGAATAATGCTTGTACTCACGTTTGTTGTATTGGCACTAAAAAAATTACGTACCTGTATTTTATCACCTGATGCTGGTGCTTCATTGAATGTAAGTGTTGATCCACTTACTGTATATGTGTTTGTAACTTCTTGTACTGTACCATTTATACTTACCCATACACTTGCACTAGTTCCTGTACGACTAAGAGTAAATGCAACTGTGCTGCCATCTCCATCAAATTCATCTAAGGTTACTGATTCAGTACTGCCAACACCTGTCCAACTTGTTCCGTTGTATACTTCAACTTGTCCATCTGTACTATTGAAACGGAACATACCAGTTTGACCAGTAGGTCTTTGTGCAGTGGTACCAACAGGAATAACAAGTCCGCTTGTAGAATCAATTGCTACGTAACCTGTACCTGCAGGTTCTATAATTATTTCTTCGTTAGTAGTTGTAGTTTGCAGTCTATTATCAGTAAATGAAAATGCACCAGTGCTTCCGCCTACACCAAAATCGCCAGTATACCTTGCTCCAGCAATATATACGCTTTTGCCTGTAAAATTTACACCATTGGGTAAGTTTGTGCCAATAAAGTTTAATACCCCACTCTGATAATCAAAAAACCATTCATCATCATTACCACTACCTGTAATAAAAACTTTGTTGCTTATACTTTCTGCATTTGATGCATCACCTGATGTATGTATGTAAACATTAACCAAGTATGTACTACCAAACTCGGGCGGAATCCAATCTGTTAATCCCGTTTTCCAGGTTCTATTTGCTGTTGCAGTTATATCAGAGGTACACTCGACTGTAGTTGCTCCTGTGTATACAGTTACAACTCCGCTACTACTTCCTGGTTTTGTACTTGGTATACTTGCTGCATCTTTGATAACTTTATCACCACGCAATAACAGTGGGCTTGCAATACTTTCGTTGGCTGCTACTTTATTAGAATTAGTATCAGTTTTAGTAATACCAAAACCAACTTTCTTAAACAAGTAATCAATTTTTTGTCCGTCAGATATAGCCATTAACTTGCAACTCCTATGCTAAGAGCTGTCACGCTCTGTCCGCTTGTTAATGCTATACGAACAAGTACAACATTTCCTGTTGCATTACTCATATTTTCACTTCCTAGTGTCATTGTATAGCCACCACTTAAACTAGTGCTTGTTGCTATTACATCTGCACCTGTACTTGCACATCCATTGCTACCGTTACCACCGTTACCTGTATCACTTCCAGGAACGCCTGCACCAGCATATTGAGCACTAGAATCTAACCAACCATTAAGTCCACTAGCACTGTCAATTGCAGTACCTGGAGCAGCAATCCATAATCCGGCAATACCACTACTTGTAATATTAATATCAAAACTAGCTACAACTGCTCTACGAAATGCAAAAGTAAAATATTGTGTACCTGTATCACTACTTCTATCTGGGCCTACCGGTAAGTATCCACTGCTGTAGTCTGTCACATCATATTTTAGTACACCTAAACGTATAGTTGCTTCTTTTGTACCTTCAACACCCGGATCAGCACTTTCACTGTATACACTGCTTGTGTAAAAGTTAGTTGCTCCATTAAAACTTGGGGTATCTGTTGTATCACTTAAAAATGCACTACTTCTTATTCCATCATCATCGTAAGTTGAACCTAAACTATCACTTACTGCAATTGCAATTTCACTTATTCCACTTTGTGCAGCAGTATGTACTTGTATATTACCTGTTAAATTACTATAACTGCTGATACCATTTACGTTTCTTGCTCTTATATGTGCAGTATCTACTGTTCTAACACTACTAGATGTAATAGGAATTGTCAAATCACCAATTGCATACGCACTACTTGTGCCTATATTGACTTTGGGTGTACCACTATCTAACATTGTAGTAGCACCATCTATATTTGCGTAAGTATAATTTTGTCCAGTAAATGCTGAACTGCTTGTGCCTTCAACATTAGTATCGCTATCTACTTCAACAATATTACTCTGATTAGTATATGCTTGTCCAACTAAGTTGTTTATAGTTGTACCACTAAGTGTAAGTGTTGGACTTCCTGAGTTGTAGTAAGGAATACCAGATATATAACGTTTAGTTCCACCTGTACCTTCTGATAATGTACCTACTGATCCAAAACTTGGACTTGCAGTAAGATCATCTTTGAGAACATGAACATAGTTTGTGTTTCCAGTTGTACTGTGTGTTAATCTTTGGGCACTTAATCCTGTGCTGTAATCTGCTAGAGCTTTTGTTATTTTTGCACTTGCTACAAGATATAATCTTTGAGGATAACTGCTAACAACTGTATCATAGTCTACATTACTACTGACTACTAAACTTGTAAATGTTCCTGTTTCACCTTCTGATGCAGTAAAAGTTTTTGTACCATCATTACTTGCATTTATTTCTGCAGCAAGAGTTCCTGTTGCGCCATTATAAAAATTACTAGCAGTACTAGTATCTATTGTTCCACTAGTATATCTTCTTGCAGTTGTCGTTTCTAAACTTGCTCCTGCACTTAAAGAAGTTGCCGAACCTGTATTATCTGTAAATCCACTAGCTAGTCTAGGACTTGTGCCTTGATAACTATCACTTAATGTTATACTCTTTGAACTTAAATTTGCAGGTGCACTTGGTGTAGCCTTCAAATTAAATGTTATGCTTGTATCCACATCTGTCTGTGCAGTAATATCCGGAGTACCGTTAGCAGTAAAAGAAACATTATAGTTTGCAGTACCTTCACCACTATAATCGTGATCAAGTGTAGCACCTATACTTCCTGCAGCAGATCCATCTTCAGATACTGCGTCATCACTACTACTATCACCCCAGTCATAAACATAATCATCTGCATTTTGTGATGTATTAGTCATACGTACTATTGCACGATTAGTTCCATCTAAATCAGTAAAATCATATATAGTATATTGGTTATCACTACTACCAGTGTTTACTGTTACTGCAGTACCAGCAATATTTGCCCTTACGTCAGGTTCAACGTGTACTGTAAAGGTACTGCTTATAAATGGACTACTAGTATGATTACTAATTACTCTTAAATTTCCTGTATAATCAACTGCTACTCCATTAGCTTGGTTACTACTACTAAGTGCATATGTATGACTTAATGCAACATTTCTATCTCCTGCACTTCCACTTCCAGCATTAACAGTTACGTTACTTGTGCCGTCACCGAATTGATATTGATATTGTATACCATAAGTTGAATAACTCCCTACGCCTGCTTCTGTTGTATTGGTTAACTGTACAACATGTCCACTAGTTGATTCTTCATTTACTCCACTGTTATCATCAAGTGTAACAGTAGGTGTATGTGTATCATAAATTAAATATGTGTTTGAATCACTTGCAGGAATATCTGCTGGCAAAGCAGTACTATGGCTATCGAGTGTAAGTGTTACTGTTCTACTTGCTTCTGCTTCTGTACTTGCAGTAAATGTATGAGCAATTCTTCCACCTGCAGTTCCACCGTTTGCAGTGTCATCTGAGATTACATCGTCAGATTCGCTATCGCCCCAATCCCAAGTAAATTGTATTGTTGCAGCACCGATATTTGTAGTTGTATTTTCAAAATAGATTGTGTCACCATCATCCCATTGTGTGATAGCTGATCCACCACTACTTGCTGCATATGCTGCAAAACTGACAACAGGTGTTGCAGTAAAAATTGTTATATATTCTGTTCTTGTTTTAGTTTCTGTACTTCCACTACCACTACCGCCATTATTGAATGCAGTAACAGTCACATCAAAAGGTGATCCTACATTTGTATTATATGTATGAGTTGGAGTGCTATCAGAAACTGCAGTATCTGTATTACCATCTCCCCAATTAATTGTATATCTATTAGGGTTTCCATCTGCAGTTATAGTTAATGTTACTACTAATCCACTTGCACCACTTGTGCTATCTGCAGTGAAATCAACATTACTTACTGCAGTATTGTTTAGTACATTTTGTATTGCTTCATTTAAATCATCAATACTATCAGTAACCTTTGTAGAAGTTGTGAAACCCTTATACATTGCATCAGTTGTTAGACTACTATCTGTTGGTGTTCCTAATGTAAGCTCCATACCAGTACTAGCACCAGCACTAGCCACTTGTGTATCAACATAGGCTTTGATACTTTGTTGAGTTGATAATGCAGTTGCACTATCACTATTCATATCATCCTCGTCAAGTATACTACTTGCTGATACGCCACTTTGTAATGTTAAACTCCCGTCAATAGTAGCACCGGTTTTTAATTCAATTGTGCCTGTACCATTTGCATCTAATTGTAGATTTGCATTACTAGTATTAGATTCAATCTTGTTCCCTGCAATACTAATTTGGTCAAAAGTGCTACTACCAGTAATGGTCACATTACCAGAAATATCTAATGTTGTTGTTGGAGATGTTGTGCCTATTCCAATACGACTATTTGAATAGTCTATCGCAAGAGTGTCTGTGTTAAATGTGAGATCGCTATCTCGTTCTAGATTTGCTTTGAGGGCTCGTCCCCCAATACGACTTATAGCCATACATACACTCCGCTATCTTGCGATCACCTATTAACGTCCAAGGTGACAGGGTTTATAAGTGTATTTATACCTAGTGGGTAGTACTGTCGTAGCCGTGTATTACAGTAATAGATTCTGCTGCACCAGGAGCACTAGTAAAAGTAATTGTTGTACCACTAAGAGTATATGCAGTGGCTGGATTTTGATAAACGTTCCCTACTGCCACGACTACTCTTTGAGTTTGGTTACTGGCTACACTTTTACTCATTGTAAATGCGGTTGTGCTATTGTCACCAGTAAAACTATCTTGTGTTATAGGAATGTCTCCTTCTTTACTAAACTGAACAAAAGCACTGCCATCATAGTATTCCATTTTACTTGTGTCAGTGTTGAAACGTAAATCTCCATTTGCAGGGTCAGAAGGTCTATCTGCAGTTCCTCCAGCAGGTATTGAGTTAGCACCTATTTCTTCTGATTTGATAGTATCACCACCATCAAACTTGCCTTTTGTTTTTACAAAGCCTGCCATTAGATTGTTACCGAGCTAACTGTTGCGTAAATGCTTGATCCTGCACTTGCAAGACATTGTACGGTATCACCATCACTTAAAACTAATTTTTCTAAATTAATAACATAAGTATCTGCTGGATCAATTGTAATTGTTTTAACAATTTTATTTGTGACTCCTGCACTACCTCCATCTTGTACAACATGTATATCCAGTGTTCTAGCACTAGCATTATCATTCATAAAGAACATACAAGTAATAGCAGTTGTTCCACTACTTGTGTAAACTGTTGTTGCACCTGTTCCTATAGCACCTGCTTGTGTTATTGCCATTATCTAATCCTTTAAAATATCAATCCGTATACAATTGCTTTTGACTTACTTACTAGTTCATCTGATGTACTACCATCTACAAAATGTAATCCTGTACCGCCACCCGCAGCAGCTTTTGCATAAAGTATTGTAGCACCAGTTTGTGAGGATGGAGTTGAAATATCATTTAATTTTATTGCACCATCTACTGCAACTCTACCTGTACCACTTGGTTGCAATTGAATGTCTTCATTACTTGTTGCACTTATAATAGCTTTGCCATTTACATCTAAATCACCACCTAATTGTGGAGTTGTATCGTCAACTACATCACTTATACCAGCACCGCCAGCACCAGTAAGTACGTTTAAGTAACTACTTCCACCGTCAGTACTAATCTGAAATGTATCTGTTGTTTCATTAAAAACCAATAGTGCGTTTGCAGTACTGCCACGATCAACTTCAAATCCACTATATTGACCTGTTACACCTGCACCAGATTCTCCATTGTTATATGTAACAATTCTATCTGTAATTCTTGTGTTTGTAGTTTCTACACTATTTGTAGTACCTGTTACTGTTAAGTTTCCTGTAACCGTAAGTTCATTATCAATGGTCATTCCACCACTTGCTGATATTGTGTAGGCTCCGCCAATTCTTTTTGTATGACTCATAATCAATGTATCCTGTTATGCATATTATTTATCAATTGGCTAAACTCCGAAATATTCATAACTTCATAGTTATCATTTTTACGCCACATATCTGGTACAAAATTATCCAATGGATTTACATGAATATACCTTTTATTTTCAAAACTTTGTATAATACTATTAATTTGATCTACCCAATTTCCAAAAAAAGTAGGATTATCATTTTTATCCCTATAGTGTTTAGTGCCTGCATAAATGTTATTAATTTTATTATTTGTGCCTTTTAGATCCATTCCTATTAGATAAAAGTAATTCGCCTGAGTCTCACTTGCAATTCCTAATGCTGCAGGCCCACTGCTCATTCCATGATATTTGTTAGGTATAATATGTGATCCACTATTTAAAAGTTTGCATTGTTTTCTTGTATAATGTAAATTACTAGCACTATATTTGGATTGTTGTATCTCTTCAGAAATACCGTTGTCTGTGCTAACTAGCACACTAGGCGCAAATTCTTCATATATTCTATTGCAACCATAAACTGTGCCTAAATCGAGCAAACTTTTACAGTCAACCTGTAATCTAGTTATCCCATTTCCTAATATAAATCCAATATCTTTATTCATTTTAGTCACAAAAAAAGTTACAACTTATTATAGTTGTAACCTTTAATGTTTGTCAAGTATTAACCGTTAGGTACGGATAAACTTACGTTCGCTGATGGTCCTGATGCAACAAGCAATGCTTTATCACCTACTGCAAATTGTGAACCTGTTCCTAATGCTCCAACATGGAAGTGACGTCCAGTAATCTTACTTGCAAAGTAAGTACCACCTGCACTATCTGTACCAGTAATTTGGCATTGACCTGCACTAAGTGATCCATGTACTACTGCAGTAAGTGTTAGTGTTTGTGTCCCACCAGCAGTTGTACAACGAAAACGCTTTGTGCCTTTTTGAATAACAACTGTTGTATCCTGGGCACTTGCACCATCTACAAAACCTTTCATTATAATTTGATTGCCACCTAAACCACTTGCTCCAATTGGCAGTGTGGTACCAGATGCGGCTACTTTTGATGTTCCGCCAACTGTTTCGGCGCTCTTAATCGGTCTTCCCATTTGTTTTCTCCTTCTTGAGTTTAAGACGTTCTAGGTCTACGAGGTTGGTTTCCCCATAAGCATCTTAATTAATGCTAAGTATTTATTGAAATGGGACTCATCAAGTTTTATCAGAATACAAAAAATATAGCAATTGTGCGTAATCACAAGTGTGCTACTACCACTATGTTAAGTTATGTTGCACAGGTATTATGGATGGCAGATCCAAATGAACAACAACATTATCAAAATTTTCAAAACATGCGACCGGGAGTGTATAATAAGGCTAGACTCTTCGAACAATATAAAGATCAATTGATGTCAGCTGATATACGGATCGCACTTTGGCGTGATCCTATTGATAAATTTGTAAGTGGGTTTTATCATACTATGAGCAATCCAGCAAATAAAAATTTGTGGATAAAATCACCCAGTCTATCTAACTTTCTCAAAGACTTCCATGTTTATAAACAAAATCCAAATGTTCAAGATCATTGCGAATCCAATACTGCTAGGCTAGGCCCTGATCGTAGCATCTATACTCATATCTTTAATTACAAAGAAGTACATAAGATTGCTGAACTTTTGGGTGTGCCAGCTGGCACAACACATCATCGCAAAGACAATTCCATGCGAGCTGGTCCTACGAAAACACAACAATTACGTATTAAACAAATTATGCTAGAAGATTATGTTAATGGCTGGTATTAAAGTCAAAAAAATAGCACCCGAAGGTGCTATTTTTATATTTTTCTATAATTAGAACTTTGCTGCAATTTTAAATTGTAATACTGAACCATCATCGTCTGTTGATGCTTCTCCGCCGTTCTTGTACTCATAGTCTGTGTAGTTTACATAACCAGTTAACCCTGGTGCAATTGCATGTTTGATTTCTACCATGTTTTGCTTTAGGTTTTCTTTTTCAGAACCTGATACATCTAAACTATCTTCTGATTCCATAGTGGAAACTGCAATTGTTGTTTCTGATGTAAGAGCATAACTTGCACCAGCACCTACTGTTTCAATGTCCTCATCAGCACCTTCTACAGTACTCATTGCACCAATAATTGCAATGTCACCAAATGATATTTTTGCACCAATGCTTTGTGACTCGTTGTCAATTGCACCTGATACTTCTTGCATACCCTTTGTGTAACCAATTTTGATGTTCTCATGAGTGTAACTTGCGCCATATGAAGTTGAATCAGTTGTACCCGTTGCACCTGAATCCATGTAACTTACACCAGCCTGTATTCCGCCGAAACTTGGAGAAATATACGATACTTTATCACTGTCTGCACCATATGTTTTTTCACCTGCGTTTGTTTGGATTGAAGCATTTGTATATGTGCCTGTTACTTCTTCGTCCATGATGTCCTGCTCACCAATACCAAAGTTATCTGTTACAGCATCATTGCCGCCTAGTATTAGTTTTCCTGCAGAGCCTGAAATATAAATTGATGATTCGTCAATAGTTGCACTTGAATCTGCAACAGTTGTCATTTCAACAACCATACCATAATCTAAACCAGCGTCTGATTTATTAGAAAAAGTAAATTTAATCTCGTTGTCACTGTTTCCCATACTATCACCTTTTTGTGAAGCAATTTGAGAATCAACGTCTTTGTAGTAGAACTCGCTTGTGCCTGAAATGGCAAACTTTGGTCCTTTTTCAACTGCGGGTTCTTGTGCCAATGCAGTCGTACTTAGTAATGCTACTAAAGCACCACTTGCTAGTAGTTTTTTCATTATTATTTCCTTATTAAGTTGGGGGTCTTTTTTGTTTTGAAATCCTTAACTTTAGATTTAACATTAGTTGTGTTTGTTATAAACGCAACATTTTATTTATAAAAATTAATGAAATTTTCTCAAAACGTGAAAGAATAAAAAACAGGGCCGAAGCCCTGTTTTGTATTGGTGTTCTCTAAGTTTGACTTATGAGAATGAAATGTTTGACATTGCAACTTCACCAACATAGTCACCAGCGTTACCTAGTGATGATGCTGTGTTTGATAACTCAACATAACCATAACGTGTCATAAATGAAACTACTGGCTCAAATGTTGCTGGATCTAACACTGTACCACTTGACATCAACGGTACATATGGACAATAGAATGCTGCTGCATCTGTCTCTGATGAACCTTTGTATCCAACTAGTACTGCAGTTGCGTCTGCCGCATATGAATCAACATACACACGCATTGCACCATTTAATGTACCTACAAACTTAGTGTTTGTTGGTGCTTCAAATGTACCTTCTGTTGTTCTAGCAAATGCTGAAGTTGAAGCTGACTGAAGAACTGTTAATGCCTCAGGACTTACAACTGCATAGTTACCAGCACCACGACGTGTACGCTGAGCAATCTTATTTGCTGTTCTGTTTATTAATACTGCAAGAGCTGCATGTTCGTCACCTACGTATGTAGCTGTACCACTTACTGCTGCTTGGTTGTATGTTTCTTCTGTTGCTGCTAATGAACGTAGTGAACCAAGAACTTCTTGATCGATTTCTGCAGTAATCTCTTGAGCTAATGCTGCCATGATTTCTGCTTCAACGTCAATACCGTGCATTGATTGTGCGTCTTGAGCTGCTTCAAAAGTCCAACGTGCTTGTAGCTTACGTGTCTTTGCTTCGACAGGTTGCTTCAAGATTTGGATTGAAAGTTGACTTCCGCCTGTTCCTTCTTTTGCTGCTGTAACATCAGCTTTACCAGTTGTAGTAGAACCTGAATATGCAGTTGCAATTTTGAACGGGCTTAATGCTTCGTCACCTGCTACTGTGTCTGTGTCAAATGGTGCACTTGCTGATGAAGTTACACTGTCTGCATATCTTACACGTAGAGTGTGAATTTGTCCAACTGGACCTTGCATTGGTTGTACACCGACAATTTCGTTAGCGATAACTGTTGGCATAACACGTCTAATCACTGGAAGGATTACACGGTTTAATGTTGCTACGTTACCAGCGGCTGATGCACCTGATGTTGCTGCCTCTTGTAAGTAACGCTTTGTGTTTTCTAACACAACGCTCATGCTATTGCGACGATTACCTTCTAGACCTTCAAGAAGTGCGTCTTTGGTATCAGTCCAACGGCTTTCTAATAGTACGTCTGACATTTAAGTCTCCTCTATAGTACTTTATTTCAAACCTGCAAGTTTACGGATATCAACGATATTACTATCTTCTTCCTTCACTTCTGCAGTTTGAGGTTTTGGTTGCTTATCTCCTGTTACTTCAGAACGGTTTTCTTTAATTATAGACTTTTTACTTTCTTTAATTACAGATTTTCCGTCTAAAACAGCTGGTAGATAACGGTCGAAAGCAGTCTTCAACTTTGAAGTCTGTACGCTTTCTAGTAGGTCAGTCATTATGCCTGCCTTATCTTTGTTGAGTGGCTTCAATAGTTCGCTAAGTGTTTCTTTACGCTCAACGTTCTCTTGAATAATAGCAATTTCTTGTTCTTTACTCTCAACTATTTTTGATTTCTCTTCTAGACTCTCATTAATCTTAGCAATTTCGTCTGCTGACTTTTTAATTTCAGCTTCTAGTTGCTTAATTTTTTGATTTTCATTCAAGTGACTTGATGAGAATTCAGTAGCAAAAGTTTCGAATATTTTACGTCCGAAAGTATTTTCTTTTGCTATTTGGATATCTTCTTTAAGTTGATTCATTTCACCTTTTAGATAACCAGTCACTGCTTCGTTAACAGCCTTACTTGTATGCTTTACAAATCTTGATTTTAAATCATCAAACTTTGTACGGGCTTCTTTAACAAGTCTAACTTTAGTTTCAACAACATCTTGACGATCTTTCTGGAAATCTTGGATCTCTTCAGCTAATTGAGCAGTTACAAATTCCTCTAGTTTGTTAACTAGTGACTGTTGTGTTGCTCTTTCAGTTTTAAGTTCTTTAATTTCTTCGCTTAGTTGTTTAACTAAAAACTTATCAAATGTACCTGAAGTTTCTTGCATTCTTGCAACAAACTTAGCACGATCTTCTGAAATTGCTTTACGCTCTTCAGCGATTTGTGCAAGTTCAGTAGTAAGACCTTCTGTGACCATTTTATCTAAGGCTTCAACCATTGTAGATTTATCATGCTCGTAGCGTTTTGCAAACTCCTCACGAAGTTCTGCAGTTACTTGTGTACGAGTCTCATTCATCTTTGCTTCCCATTGTTCCGCAATTGCTGAACGAGTTTCTTCGTTAACAAGATCGCTATCAAGTAGTGGTTTAATAGCATCTAGCATCTGGATCTCCTAGATCTTTAAGTCCTGAATTAAGCGAACTATTTCGCTCTTCAGATATTTTTGTACACGAGCGTCGCCATTTGCATCGCGAGCCATCTCTAGTACGTTATGTCCGTTACGCATATTAAGTAGTCCTTCGTAAATCGCTACAGGATATGCATTCGGGGCACTCGGTTGCGCCACGATATCTACCGTGACAATCTCAAAATCAGCAACTTGACCAGTGGATTCTGTTACGTTTCCACTACCTCTGCTACTAACTCCTAAATTTACTCCACCGTCGATCATAGTTTTCACTAATGTTCCCATTGGTGTTTCAAGAATCTTTAATTTACCATACCCATTAGGTCCATCCATCCACATACTTTCTATCATGTGACTTACTCGATCTAAGTTAATTTTGAGATCATCTGGATGGTCAACTTCACCTAAAACGCTATTACCGTTTTTAATTTGCTCGTTGATGGTACTAACGGCATTTGAGATTTCCTTGACAGGGTAGACACGCTTGTTTGCGTTCTCTACCCCACCTTGGATACAAATACCTTTCATGTAGAGATCCTTGCCGCCACCTGGCTTTTCTGTTGCTTCATAAACAACGTTTGCCTCTTTGGAGGTTAGGTTTTCTCTCAAGTATAACATGATTATGCTTTACTCATTGTTGCGCCTTTTGGATTAGCCGCATCTGTTTGTACTGTAGATTTTGGTGTTGCTCCACCTTTTTCTTCACCGCCTTGTGCTAAGTTCTTTGCAGAACCGCCCATGTCGTTTTTGCCAGCAACTGGACCTGTTGATCCATCACCTTGCTCTGCAGTAACTGGTGCCGGAGCTTTTTCGGTGTATTCACGAACCATTTCCTCAGTCTCTTCCTCTACAGGCTCAACTGATTCCATTTCTTCTTCGTCACCTTCTTCTTCGTCACCTTCTTCGTCGCCTGCATCCATGTCCATGTCCATGTCCATTTCTGCATCGCCGCCTTCTGCATCATCTCCGCCCATTAGTGCGTCGAATTCTGCTTTTAATTCTTCTAGTGCGTTTTCAATATCTACTACACGATCTTCAATCTCTTCATCGTCAGCATCTGCTTCCATAGATAGACCTTGTTCGTCTGCTTCAATATCGTCAATCATATCATCAGATTGATCACCGCCAATTTCAGCTTCTTCAAATCCTGATTCTTCTACTGCTTCTTCTTCAGATTCTTCAACAGCTTCATCTTCTGACTCTTCTACTGCTTCTGCATCTTCTTCGACTTCTGCAGTCTCTTCTACTTGCTCTTCATCTACGAGACTCTCGTAAATGTCACGTGATTTTTCAACCACAATCTCATGGAACAAATCTTTTGCACCTTGCTCATCTTCTGCGATGAACAGTTCAATCAATTGTTCAAATTTATTGTTATCTGACATTCGTCACTCCTATTATACTTTTTATTTGTGAATAGGTAATTATTCACAAGGCATTTGTAGTTTTATTTAGTTTTTATTTGGAAAGTGTAATAAAATGCGTACTTTTTGGTTCAAAAAGTATGCTAATTAAAATTTTTGCTATTCTGCTGCTGGTGCAGGAGCAAATTGACGCCTAATATCTTTAAGTGATTCCTGATATTCAGTAGCTTTTAAGTCTGCTAATTTACGCAATTTACTTAATTGTTCAAACGTTAGACGTGTTTTTCTTGTATCAGTTAAACGTAATGCAGTGTTATCCTGGTATTGTTTTTCGTCTTTGTCTTCAGCATGAGCTTCTGAAGGCGATTTATTGCCTACTTCTCTTGTAGGAATATTAGGATTTTTACTCATCATGTCAACTTTTGCTGACACTTGTGTAAATGCTGGTGCTTCTAATTCAAATAATAACATGCAATTATTTATCCTATCCACGCCTACGTGTTCTGGTTCTAGGATAGATTGTACCTGTTGTGGGTCGTGTGTTTACATCTTTGTTGTATGTATTAAATGCCATATTACCTGATGTTGCCCTGTGATTCTTCCACAACACAATCCTATCAATATCCGAACCATCTATGCTTACTCTTGTGTTTACATCTACAGTAATTGCGTCTGCGGTGTCCTGCATCAGTCCTGTGACAGCATTGTTACGCAGATATGTTCTTGCTTGTGCTTGTGTGAGTGTTGGATATACTTCTGCCAAACAAGCCAATAATCCTGCTACAAACGGCGCACTAAAACTTGTGCCTTGACTAAAACTAATAGTGTCCCAGTTTGGTTGGTTCTGTTCCTGTCCTGGATAGGGAATACCATACGCAATCTCGCTGTTTTCCCAGGCGGATATTATTGATTCTCCTGCGGCATAAACATCTATGCCTGGACCCCAGTTGCTGAAGGTTGCTTTTCCTTGATCTGTGTGGTTGCTGAAAGCACCTACGCTGATAGCACCACTCATATAATATTTGTCACCTCTGTGATAGTAATCTCTAAATGGAAAGGTTCCACTACCAAACGGAAACTCATAATCTTTGTTCACATAAGCCGCGGTCTGAACAAGATAGTTGTCCCAGTTATCGCCACCTTCTACATCAATGTATCTATTTTTGTTGCCTGCGGAGATGGTTACAATAATACCTTCCGCAATGGCATCTTCTATGTCGCTATCCACTGAAGGACTGTTTACTTGGAAGTTGGTGTTGCTCACAAAGTCTTCATCTGATGCATATATACCTCTTGCGTGTAGTTCAGCGGCTGTTAGATTGTTGCCTGATCCTTTGTCAAGATCCACTCCTTGAAAGTGAGCCCAAGCGGCTCCGGTGAGATTGTTTACTGTTCCCAAACTCACACTCACAATAGTAGGATTTTTTCTACCAGTTGCTGGATTTACTGCTTTGGTTCTGTGGAACTCTCTGATGTATTCAAAAGTTCTGTCTGTGCTGTTGCCACCGCTCAAGTTCCTTTCGGCTCTGAGGCTGTAGTTATACACGTTAGCACTGTTGGCAGGTCCGTATAGTGTTCCTGCGGCATAACTGGCACACGCCGTTGGATGACTGTTTACTTCTTGTGCATCTGCGGCTCTTGCAAGTGCAAAGGTGTAGGTGTAGTTTGTGCCACCTGTGATTGTGTTGTAGTGTTGTCCCCAGTTGTAGTCCACTGCTCTACTAAAAAAATCTTCGTGGTCATACCAGGTGTGCTGGTCCACTATAATAACATCTACATTTTTACCACTTGCACTATATGTCACGTTGGTGTCAACATATCTGTCATCTGAACTTGCGGCATCTGATCCCCAACCAGATCTGTTGGCGCTTTCTATGTGTCTCAATAGTCCCCAACTTGTATGATTAACCGAATATTTTATTGCTGGGCCTGTGCCATCTGCTCTTGTGAATGTTGTTGTTGCTGTGGCACTGGTGCTTTTGTCAAATCTACCTGTGTAAGTTGATTCTGTGATTGTGATATCTCTATCTAAAACTGATTGTGGCATCACCTGTTGCACACGTTCGTCAGCCGCAACCGTTTGTGCTTCTTCCATTGTGAGCATATAACCTGTGGTTCTTGAAGTTGGTCGTCTGTCCTCACAGTCAACACTCCTATCTGGAATGTGTAGAGCACCACCTGGTGTTTCCATATCATCATAAAATGCTTGGATGTCTTCACCACGTTTCAGTGTGACTTGGAACAGTTCCATTATGACTCCAGTTGTAATAAAGTAAGTGTAACTGTTATTACGCTTGTACTACCACTTTTATTTGTAATCATAGTAGGAATAGTTGTTGTGGGTGTGCTTTCGTTGTTGAAACCAAAAGCACCAGGAGATATTAGCACAGTTTCAGCACCTGTTGTGATAACTTCTGCTATGACACCTGCATCTGCTGTAGGGTCTGTACCTTCTGCTCTATCTTGGTCTGCTGCTCTACTTGCGTCATCTGTGTATATACGCACTCTAGCCGCTCTGCTTGTGTATACTTTGAGCAGTGCATATCCTTTAAATCCTGTGATATCAACGGAAGCCTGATTGCCATCTATTAGAAAGCCTGTAACACCATCTTTTGTAGTTCTGCTTTGTAGGCTACTGCCTCCTCCACCACTTGAATCTTCAAATGTAAAACCACCTGAACCATCTGTAGTGAGAACTTGCCCATTAGTGCCATCGCTAATACCTAAATCTGTAAGTGCTGAAGGTATAGTGGGAGTGCCCGACAGGCTTCCATATGCACCATCAAATGCATCTGTAATACCATATCCTGCTATTGTTGTGGGTTTACTTGTAACATCTGCAAATGCTACACTTGTTAAAGCGCCAAGTCCACTTGCTGTGGGTGGAGTATATGTGATTACACCTGTTGAACTGTTGTATGCTAGTGTGCCTGCGCCACTGGCACTAGCCTGTGTAACACTGATGTCTGTAAGTGCTATGCCACCGCCACCACCTGCACCACTGATTACAATGCCACCTACAGTTGTGCCATCGCCTCTGTAAAGTTTAAAATCATCTTCATCAAGTGCAATATCACCTTCTTGCAACACATAGTTGTCGCGAATACCTTGCACTCTTTTAAAGAAAAGTTTTCTAAACGCCATAGAAGTCTCCTATAGCGTATTTATTATGCTTCAGGTGTTGCTGAGCCTACTGGACTTTCAGTGCCTGTTGCGTCGGCTTCTCCGGCGCCACCTTCTTCGCCACCGCCCTCTGTTTCTGCTTGATCATCAACAGGAGTTTCTGGTGTAAATGTGTCTAGATCTGATTGTATACCGCCTGCAGTTACACCAACACTACGCATACTAGGTAGTTCACTATCAACACTGACATCAGCATTTTCTTCACGCCACATTTTTGTATTTTCTAGCATTTCTTCTTCGCTCATACCCAAGTAACGTTGCATTAGAAAACGTTTACTCAAATATGGATACTGTTCTAAACTAGTAAATGTACCAATTCTAGCCGCATCCATTTCAGTTTCACGAAAACTACTAAAGTTTTGTGGCTCATTAAAACGTAATTCAAATGTACCGTTGTCTATTTCTACACCACGCCACTTGAGATACATTTTAAATTCTCTGTCAAATGTTCTAGCAACTAGTCTTTGTAGTCTTATACAGTATTCATTAAAACGTTTTTCCTGAATCATTGCAGTACCTACACGACCATCATTATATGCACCGGGCGATTCTTCAATTCCTGTTGGCAAATAACTGCTTGGTATACGTAGTCCACGGAATAACTTGTTAGTAAAATATTTTAAATCGTCAATTTCACCTAAATTAGTACCGCCTGGTAATGTATCAACTTTAGATCCACGTCCTTCTGCAGTTTGTGGAAAAAAATAATCTTCATTGGTACTAAGTGGATTATAAGTTGTGTCCATAATGTTAACACCACCACCAGTTTTACTTGGTATACGTCTCTGGTGTATTTCATTTTTAACACGTTCAACGAAACTCATAGCCATATGACTAGGCATATTACCTACGTCTATATAAAACACACGTCTTTCAGGTGCACGTTGTATACGATAGATAATAATTGCATCTTCAAGCAATTCTTTTTGTTTGAATACTTTAAAAACTTGTTCTAATATACTGTTACCAAAAGGCCAGTTAGGATCTAAACCTTCTGTTAAACTAGTATGAACTATGTGATCTGCTTCAACTGCTTTTTCATTTAATGCACGATCAAAACGTCCTTGTGCAGTAGCACCTCCACTACCATCATAAATGTTACTAGGTTGTATGTAGCCTCTATTTTTGTATAAATCACCCTGTTGGCCGGGATCAGCAAAAGTATTTGCAGTAGCAGTTAAGTTTTCAAAGTTTGGATTAATATCTTTTATAACATACTGTTCAGGCTTTTTACCTTCACTCTCATTAACAATAATTTTAGTAACTTTGTTCATTTCTGTCCAAAACCACTCAAATGTTTCCGGATCACGAATGAATACTTGATCGCCGTATTTTAACACGTTACGAAAAATTTTAAAAAGTCTTTGGTTAAAATCGTTTAGATTATTCCAATTAAGTAACTGCTTTTTGATAATATCAACTTCACTTTCAGTTGGATTTTCATTAAAATGTATATCAAATCCAGTGCCGTTTTCTTTGTTAACTTGTGTACAGAACTCAGCAAGAATATCCAGTGCAGCATTTATCTCACTGTCAATATCCATAGTTTCATACTGTCCATAACGTTCAGTACGATTAGGATGTCCTATATAAACTTCAGGTAAATGACTAGCATAGTGACTGTATTTTGTGCCGTCACTACTGCCTCCAGTACTTACGTTTGTAAGTGGACTACTATTCTTTACTAATGTAAAATGCTTTTTCCAGCTCATATCTTATTATACTACCTTATTGTGTATTTACCTAATTGTTTTTAGGTTAAAACTGTTGAGAGGCTATCCATTTTGTTGTTTGTGCCTCGCATTACTTTCGTTAATTCTTCTATTTGACGTTGTAGAACAGGTGCGTTTACATCTATAGTTTTAGATCCAGTTGCAGTACCACCACCCGATTGATTATTTGCAGGAGGTATATTAGTAGAAGCGTTATTAATACCTTGTCCTGTATTTGCCATTGCAGTTGCAATTCCGTCTATGCCTTGGAATGCTGACACTTCAGAATTATAAGGGCCTGCTGATGTACTGCCTCTTATGTTTGCCATTCCTGCTAACGCTTTTATACCATCATTAAGTTTTTCAGTTGCAGATCCTAAAAACGCAACTATACCACTACTATTTTTTAACAAAGAAGTAGTTAATGCACTCATTGTCATTCCTAAATCTCGATTTTTATTTTCTAATTCAATTAATGCTTTAGTAGCTGCATTCTGACTGGTTCTGATTCTGTCATAATCGTCTGCAACATCTTCAATAGTCCTATTAATACTAACTGCCATAGTTTTTTGTAGACTTAAAAGGCTTCCTTCTATAGTTTTTACAAAAGTATTATCAGTAAATCTTCCCACTGCGGCAACTAAATCTGCATTATTTAAAAATTCAGATCTAATTGTAGTATTATTTTTTGCAAAGTCTTTAAACGCATCAACTGCTACACCACTACCGCCTTTAATATCTCTGACAGTATTGATTATTCCTTCTGTTAGAGTAGGCATAGCACTGGATAACATTAATGCATCTTTACTTGCTAGACCATTAAAAGTTACTGTATCTAAAATTGCACCTCTCATCTGTGGAAATGCACTAATTAATCTTTCTATTTCTAATTGTTGTTGTGGACCTAGTCTTGCTATAGCTGCTTGTACTTGTACATCTTTACGCTGTTGTCTTTCTGCTTCTTTTTGGCGTTCAATGCTTCTACCAGTCAGTGTAGCAATAGTTTTTTGTTGTAACAACTGTGTTCTTGTTGCTTCTGAAAATTCTCTTGTACTGATTGCACTTTCGTCAATGGCTACGCCGCTCATAGCAAACTTAGACATCATATCTGCAGTGGCTAGTCCTAAATCTTCAAAACTAAACCCTAACATTCTTAACTCTGTGGCATTTTTATTTAATTCTCTGTTAGCTCTGGCAAATTCTCTGGCTCCTCTTAGTGTTTGTCCACCAAATGTTGCCATCTCTTCACCGGCTTTTTGAAAGACATTTGAAAATTCTGCCATTGTTAAATTACTTGCATGAGCATTTACTCTAAACTCTACTAAACTACCTCCTAGCAAAGCACCACTTTGTTGTACTTTTTTAAATGCATCACTAGTAGAATTTAATTTTTCAAATATAAAACCTGCAATTGCAGTAAGCACTTGAGGAGCAAAAACACCTAAAGTAGCACCAGTCAATGCACCTGCTAATTTGCTTCCGAAAGAATCTTGGACTGCTTTTGCAAATTCTGCACCAGCAAAACCGCCTGCAATTCCTAATACTGCTTTTCCTAAGAATCCAGTAGAGTCAGCAATAGTGCCTATCATTGTAGTAAGAGATTGTGCTAGTGCAAATGGTTTACTTTGTAAACTATCGAAACTACGTATTACACCACTGGTTGCTTGACGCATAGTTCTACCATATTTAAAACTAGCATCCGTTGCATCTCTAAAACCTTGTACAACACTTGCACTTCCATCTTTGGTTAAGTTTCCAGATTCTTGAATTCTTTTTCCAAACATGCTTACACTAGAACTACTAGCATTCGCAGCCGCGGCTAATCTTTGTTGTGCTTCTGGACTATTTGCATTATCGGATGATTGTAGTACCGCAAGTATGCGATTCATAGTTTGCTCTTCAGCAAAACCATCTGCAAATACTTCACCTATTCCAGGAACGTTAATAGTAGGCAAGAAAAAAACTCCAGTTATATGCGTATATAAATACACACGTACATATTTATAATGTATTTATATGGAGAAAAACATGGTCGAAGTACCTGAGAATTATTCAATGAATCCTGAACAAATGGCACAAATGCAACCTAATCCATTATCACAGTTCATGAGACAAGCATCGATATACATAAAATTGCCCAGTGGTGGCTTATATTATCCACCTGGTACTATACAACTACCGGAAAATAAAGAAATACCGGTACTACCTATGAGTACACGAGACGAAATTACTGTAAACACTCCTGATGCACTTATGAATGGACAAGGTGTAGTGGATATGATACACAGCTGTTGTCCTAGTATCAAAAATGCTTGGGCAGTACCTATTGTAGATCTAGATACTATTTTAATTGGTATTAGAATTGCAAGTTATGGTGAAAATATGGAATATACAAGTACTTGTCCTAAGTGTGAAAACGCAGATAATTATGAAATTGATCTTAGGCAGTTTATGGATATGCCTGTGAATATGAGTTTGTATGCAGAACCGTTCGAATACAAAGGAATGAAAGTGTTTGTACAACCTATAGATTATAATACACTCAACAAGCAAAACTTAGAGACGTTCGAACAACAAAGATTAATTACAATGGTAAATGATGCTGATTTAAATTCAGAAGAAAAACAAAGAAGATTTGCTGAAATATTTAGAACAATGACCGGTTATACTCTTGCAAACATCACAGGAAGTATTGAAAAAATTGTAACTCCAGACGGAGTCGTAGTTAACAACGAATCTCACATAACAGATTTTGTAAGAAATACAGAGAGACAATTTTACGAATCATTAAGAAAATACATGGAGCAAATAACTACTGCTATTCCAGAAAAAACTGTATCTACTACTTGTGCAGAATGCAAAGAACAATATAGCACACCTTTTACATTCGATCAATCAAATTTTTTCGCATTCGCCTCTTAACACTTTCTAATCCTGAGATTGAGGGGCTACTAAAAGGATACGAAAAGTCAGTTAATGAACTGCGATCCACTATGACTAAGATTGCTTGGTATATGAGAGGTGGAGTTACTCTAAGTGAATTATTGGATATGCCACAAAGTGATTATAAACACTTCAACGCAGTAATCGAAGACAATATCGAACTAAGCAAAAAGACTAAACAAATAATCTTATAAGAATGAACTACGTTCATTCGTTCTTTTCACTTCGTTACAAGAACATTTTTCTTTAGCGAAGCTAACAGCTATCATCTCGAAGTTGAACTCATACTTCACCCGTTTCCGGGTGTAGTAATAAACGAAATCGCATCATCTACGAGTCTCACTCATCTGTTATAAGAAGATTGCATTACTGCACGGAGGCGGAAACCCGTTAACCCCCTACTTCAGCCTTCACTGGTAGTCTCGGAACCGTACACACATCATAACAGCAATGTGCTTTCAGTTGAGGTTGTATCTTTTTCACAGAGCCTCGATCTTTTGTGCCTAAAGTTGGTTTTACTTGTGTCAGCGACGGTTTATTGCGAAGACCGTAAACGCCTAATTGAATTTATTGTGACACTATCTAGCCATTTAATTGTTTGTTAAGAATGCCTTTTTGATGTACTCTTACTCTAATGTGCCCATTGTACCAGTCATCTGATTCCAGTACTTTATATCTGAATTGTTCTCTTGCTTCTATATAAGATAGTTCTGCTTTACTTGAACAGAA